AAGTAATAATTATGAACTTAAAATATAAATTAAGTTACAATTTATAATCTCAAAATAATAATGAATAAACTAATAAAGTATATATTAAATTAAAATTATGTTAAAAATATTTAATTATACAAAAAAATCTAATTTAAATTAATGCAAACTAAAATTAAATTAAAACATCCTACTAGTGATAAAGTTAAAAATAAATTAAAATCTGATATGAAATGCGCACCAAGTAAAAAATATCTAAATAGTTCGTGTTTTACTTTAGATTCGTTAAAAAAAATAGCTAATAGTTATAATCAAAGAAATACTAACAAAATAGATACAAGTCTTGAAAAAGATAAGCTAGTTAAAGAACTTGAAAGTAAATTATCGGATAAATGTTCTGATCAAACTTGTTGGCTTAGACTTGATTTTATAAAAGAATTGGATAACGAAGATATTGAAATAAATACCTTTAGACCAGAAGGACCTACAAAAAAATATGAATGGTTAAGCACAACACATATTAATGATGTTATTGAACAATATCAATCAATTCATAAAGATTTTTTATTTTTGGGAGCTATTCCATATGATTTTGATGATTTACCTATTTTAGGTATATCAGATATAAAATTTGATGAACTTGAAAAACAAGAAAAAACTAAAATAGGGGTTATATTTAATTTAGATGAACATTATAAAGAGGGTTCACATTGGGTAGCAATGTTTACTAATTTGAATAAAAATCAAATATATTTTTTTGATTCTTTAGGTAAAAAACCTATGAAAAGAATTCGTAAATTTATTAATAGAATAACCAAATATCTATATAATAAAAAATATCACCAAAAATTACGAATTAATGATATTATTGATGAAATTAAAAATATTAAAAACATGCAAGAAAATAAAAAGAAAGACTATATTAAATCTAATAAATATCTTAAAAATATTTTAGAAGATGGATTTGATATTAGATTTAACCATATTCAACATCAATTTGAAAATTCTGAATGCGGTGTTTATTCGATAAATTTTATAATTAGATTAGTAAGTGGTGAATCTTTCGATTCTATAATTAATGATATAACAAATGATAAAGAAATGAACTCTAATAGAAAAATATACTTTAGAAATGTAAATTAATCTAATTTCTCAATAATAAAACTTAAATTATGAGGTAAATCATAAAAATTATATTGATTTCCTTTTGAGTCTTTAAACAAAATTTCTAAATTATTTATATTAAATGGTTTTTGGAATTTAAATTGACTAACTGATTTGCCATTAAAATATAATAATCCAAATGGTACTTCTTCTGATAAATTATTTAAATAAAGATAAACCTTATCCTCAATCCTTAGGTCCCATACTTTATTAGCTGTTTGTGAATTACTACTTACATTTTGATTAGTAAATCCAAGATTATATTGAGATAATTGGGTTGGTATTATATCAATAATACTAGATTCTTCAGTTGAACTAATAATTACTTTTTGTTGTTTATTAGTAGATAATTTAACATTAGAATTAACTTTTAAAATTTCTTCATTAATATCATAAATTAAATCATCTATATTATATTTTCCAGTAGGTAAAACTATTTTGATATCATCGGAATTAACTTTGATATGAAACAAGTCATTTTTATTTTCTTCTATATTAAACTTTGGGTCTGGTAAAGAATATGATATTAATTTAATTCCTGTTACATTTGGAATCATATCCATAGACCATGTATATTTAGATTGATTATCAGCATCAGAAACTTCAATTTGCATTTGTCTAGTTTTAAATAAATAATCGTAATTTTCAATTAATTGTTTTACATCAGATTCTTTTTTAGATAATTCAATTTCTTTCAAATTTATTATATTTTTTTTTGTTTCGATATTATCAGTTGTTGTTTTCAAAGTTTCAAACTCATCAGCTATTTGTTTTTTAATTTCAAAAATTTTTTCTAATTCAGTATTTGTACTATCTTCTAATTGTTTATTTTGTTTTTCAATAATTTTATTTAATTCATTGTTTTCATGAGATAATTTATCAATTACTTGTTTTAATTGTAAAGTATCTTCTTTAACTTCTATATTTATTGATTTCATTGAATTTTTAAGATTAGATAATTTATCATTAGACGAACTATTATAGTTTAATAACGAATGTATCTTTGCATTTTCTGCTTGTTTTATCATTTGAGCCTTTATCTTATCATTTTGTGCTTGTTTTATCATTTGAGCCTTTATCTTATCATTTTGTGCTTGTTTTATCATTTGAGTTCTTCTCTGTTCTAACTGTATTGAATCTTGTTTTGGAATACTATTTGAACCCATATCAGATTTTGGAAATTTTTCATCTGTAAAATTAACATTTTTTTGTTGAGAAGTAGCTTTTAACCCTTCTCTTTCTGATTGTAGTTGTTGTAATCTGTCTTCAAAATTATTTTGATCTTCAACAATTTCTGTTTCAATTAGAGGGGTATCTATATTATCTAAACTAAATAGATCACCACCGCTATCATTTGATAATCCTTGAAATCCTTGATTAAAATTATTTGAATTCATATTTTTAAAATCAGGATTACCTCCACTCATTTGTGGTATAGAAGGTTGTGATTGATTCGAGGGTTTCATACTTGTCGAATTGTCATTTCTTTCAGGATTAGATTTTTTAGATTTTAAAAAATCAGGTGTGGGCGGTCTTTTATTTCGTTGAGATAATTCAGTTTGTCTCATTTGCGCAATTTCATCCATTTTACTATTTATATCTCCCGTTCTTCCAGATGAATAAGAATTAAACTGTGTATTAGTTTCAATATTATCTACAATAGGTTTAAAACTCTGATCTAAACTTGATTCATAATTATTTGTGTCTGGACCAAAACTACTAAAAGGGTCATTCATTGATCTTTGTTTATTTATTTTTTGTTCAACTGAAGCTACTTTTTGATTAAGAGTTGTTGGATTAACAATCTTAGATGCTTCTGGTCTATCCATATATTTGTTTCCTGAGTTTGGATTTGACGTGAAATCTCTTTGGAATTTTAAATCAGATGCTGACTGAGAATAAGCAGTAAATAAATTTGATTGTTTAATTTCATTTAAAGACTGTTTAACAGAATGTTCTTGAAATTGTTTAAAAATAGAATCAAAATTTGTATTATTTATTTTTACAAGATTAATAGAACGAAAAATTGTTTTCATATTTTTAACTAAAATATTTATAACTTCTTGTTTACCTTCTCTATTTAAATTTTCTAAATTAAGTTGTTGTAATAAAAATTTATTTAATCCAGAAATACAATCTTTTGAAAAAAATAAAGTTTGTAATTGGTCTCCTCTATCAGAACTATTAGATTTTCCTTTATGAATTTGTTCTCCCATTATTTATAAATTAAGTTTTTTTTCTTTTAATATAAGTTATGCGTTTATATGTTATCAACAGAAAAATTTATTAAATTGATTTATCTGAAAAATCAGAGTCATATTCAATATCATTTTTTACTACTTGTTTAGTAGATTTTTTGTCGGGATTATTATCAAATTTACAACTTTGTTCTATAGAATTATCAAGGTTGGTACTTTCAGATGTAACTAAATCTGAATAGTCTTGATTAATAATCATATTTTCACCATCAAATTTTTCAATTTTAGCCCAAGGAGGATAATAAATATCTGATTGCGAATACTGATCTTGTTTAAGAATACCATTAATAATCAGAGCCATTTTAGCAGCATTTTGTTCACCTTCTTTTTTTGAAGATCCAATACCAAAACTTAAACATTTATCTTTAATTGGACAGTCTGGGTCAGCATCTTGTTTTTCCACACCCATAATATATTTACGTTTGTGAGGCGGTCCTTCAAAATGAATAGTAATATATTGTGGAAATTTCCATTTGTTTTGATGATGAACTCTAAGAAGTTGGTCCTTATAGTTATTATCACAATAAAGTTTTTCAGAATAATCAATTAAAGTTTCTAATAAATTGACAATTAAAAACATACATGGTTCAAAACCATTTGATAAAAACAAAGCACCTACAAAAGATTCAAAAACATCTTCGTGAATTTTTTCTAAATTTCTTCCATTCATCAGTTCAATCTGCTTACTAATAATGAAAAATTTATTTAGACCAATTTCTTTTGACATTATTGCCAAATTTTTTTTATCTTCAATCTTTGTTTGAAGTCTGGTCATAAAACCTTCATCTTGCTTTGGATAACGATGAAATAAATACATAGATACAATAACTTTAAGAACACGATCACCAAAATATTCAAGTCGTTCATAACTTTTATTCATAAGCTCTAAAAGTTCAGAAGGATTATCTAGTTCACGTTTAGCATCATCAAGAATACTTTGAGGATATATATCTTTTTTACAATAAGATTTATGAGTAAATGCTTGTCTAAAGTATTCAATATGATTAACTTTATCTATATTGACATTATATTTATCTAAAATTTCCTTAATATCAGTTTCATTAACTAATACATTAGTTAAATTATAAGGTATATGAATAATTTCATTATCTCCGTCAGAATTTTTAATAATAAAACCATCATTCATATAATTAGTGGATTTCATGTTATTCATTACTTAATAAACTTAATATTTCTAGAAATAAATATTCAATTTTTTATGCAATTGGTGTAATGAATAATTATATATTTTTTTATTCACATTAGATTGACAGATTTTTTAACTGCTCCAAAACACCATATTAATTTGAATAATTATTATTTGAAAGCAATTGAATATGCAAAAAATGTTATTGATTTTGAAAATACTAATATTTATATTATTTCTGATGATATTGAGAATGCAAAAAATAAAACTTATCTAAAATTATTTCCTGAAAAAAATCTTATTTATATTAATAATAAAATATATGATGAAGCAAAAACTTTTGAATTATTTAAAATATGTTATTTAGGTTGTATATGCGGACATTCAACATTTGCGTAGTGGGGAGCATATATTATAAATAATCCAAATAAATTAGTTATTATTCCAAATCAATTTTTAAATGCAAATGAAGATTTTTCTGGTATGTATTTAAATTACAAAGTTATTCCAATATAAATTATTTGATGTTTTAATTGATAATCATATAAACCAGTTGAAAAATAACTTAATATATTAGTTTTTTGCATATTTTACAACGATGTCAATATTAAATGATATAATCTTATAATAAAAATATTTTATAACCGATACTTTTAATTGAACTACTCTATAAAAGCTAAAAACCAAGTCATAATTTTTAAATAATATATTATATAAAAATTGATTTTGATTGATTTTATACAAAATTTAATTTATATAATGTTAATTACCCTAACAATAAATAAAATACCTAATTACTTAAAAGAATCAGAATTATATAAAAATATAGAATCAATTGATTCTGATTATTCTTTTGATGTTCCAGAAAAAGTTTTTAAAAATGAGTTAGTAATAAATACATTTGATGATTTAGTATCATATATTATGATTTTTGATTACTGGATAATTAATAAAATACCAATTTATTTTTATGATTGGATATTTAAAAATAAAGATAAAATAAATATAAATTTATTAAATGATCAATTTCATATGAATGATTTAATAGATAAAGTTAAAAATATTATTGAAACATCAGATGAGAAAATGTGTGGATATTTTGCATCAGTTGGAAATTTGGAATTATTAAAATATGCCCATGAAAATGGATATTCATGGGATAGTTTAACATGTTATTATGCGGTAGAATGTGTACATTTAGAATGTTTAAAATACGCCCATGAGAATGGGTGTGAGTGGGATAGTTCAACGTGTAGTAATGCAGCTGCTAATGGACATTTAGAATGTTTAAGATATGCTCATGAAAATGGATGTGAATGGGATAAAT